AAGGTCATACAGTAGCCATTCGTTCTGGCAGTACCTTGTTTACATGGGGATTTAATGGAAGCGGTCAATTAGGAAATAATAGTACGATTGATAGATCAAGTCCAGTTCAAATTGGATCTAGCTCATGGACTGCTGTATCTGCTGGTAACCATACGGCAGCCCTTCGTTCAGGTAATGACTTGTTTACATGGGGTCTTGGTACTGATGGCCAATTAGGAGATGGTACAGTTGTAGTTAAGTCCAGTCCAGTACAAATTGGAGCTGCCGCTGCAATCGTTAGTACGAGTTCTCCAATACAAATAGGATCCAGTTCTTGGACAGCTGTTAGGGCTGGCCCAAGTAATACAGCTGCTATTCGTTCTGATGGTTACTTGTTTGCATGGGGTCGTAATAGTTATGGTCAGGTAGGTGATGGCACAACCACCATTAGATCCAGTCCAGTACAAATTGGTTCCAGTTCTTGGACTGTTGTGGCTGCTGGTACTAATCATATAGGTGCTATTCGTTCTGATGGTATCTTATTTACATGGGGACAGGCGCTCAATGGTCAATTAGGAGATAATACACCTACAAATAAAAGTAGTCCAATAACGATTGGAAATAATGTACTTTTTAATGAAGTGGTACCAGTACAAATAGGATCCAGCTCTTGGACTGTTATATCTGCCGGGCCCGCCAGTACAGGAGCTATTCGTTCTGATGGTTATTTGTTTACATGGGGTTATAATACTCAAGGTCAATTAGGTGATGGTACAACCACCACTAGATCCAGTCCAGTACAAATTGGTTCTAGCTCTTGGACTGCTGTAAATTTTGGAACACAACATACAGCTGCTATTCGTTCTGATGGTTATTTGTTTACATGGGGTAACAATACTTATGGCCGACTAGGAAATAGTAGTACGACCAGTAGATCCAGTCCAATACAAATAGGATCCAGCTCTTGGACTGCTGTAGCTGCTGGTGGCGATCAAACAGCTGCTATTCGTTCTGGTGGTACCTTGTTTACATGGGGCCTTGGTACTTCTGGCCAATTAGGTGATAGTGCAACCACCACTAGATCCAGTCCAGTACAAATAGGATCCAGCTCGTGGACTGCTGTAAGTGTTGGCCAAAATCATACTGGAGCTATACGTTCTGATGGATTGTTGTATACGTGGGGAGTTGGAACCGATGGTCAATTAGGAACTAATTTATCTGCAACATCCAGTCCAATACAAATAGGAGCCAGCTCATGGACTGCTGTAAGTGCTGGCCGTTATTTTACGGGAGCCATTCGTTCCGATGCACTATTATTTACATGGGGTTCTAATAGTTATGGCCGATTAGGTGATGGTACAACTAATACAAGATTCAGTCCAGTACAAATTGGTTCCAGTTCTTGGACTGCCGTGTCTGCTGGTGGTACTCATGCAGCTGCTATTCGTTTTGGTGGTGCCTTGTTTACATGGGGTCAAGGTACCTATGGCCGATTGGGAGATGGTACAATTATAGCTAAATCCAGTCCAGTACAAATTGGGTCCAGATCATGGGCTGCTGCAACTGCTGGTGGTAATCATACAGCAGGAATATCATAAAAAAGTTTTACTAAATATATTTGATTAATTATTTTATAGGAGTTTGATTATGCATTTGATTGACCAGCAACTAAATTTAATGATAAGAGGAAGATTTGAAGAAGCTTGGAAATTAGCAGAAGAATTAGAAGCTTTAGATCCTGACGATCCAAAATCAAAATTTAATCGTGGATGGTTTCTTATTAATCAAGGAAAATTACAAGAGGGTTTTAAATGCCTTGAACATGGACGAGCACTTAAAGTTTATGGTAGCGGCAAAATTAATACCACCAAACCAATTTGGGATCAAAGTGATTTAAAAGGTAAGACTGTTATTTTAAATATGGAATGTGGTTTTGGTGACCAAATGATTTACGCTAGATTTGCCACAGAAATTTGGAAACGAGGCGGTAAATGTGTTATGTGTTGTGAAAAATCATTACACCCTCTTTTTCTAAGAATTCCTGGCGTTAAAGAATGCATCACTTTGGATCAAGTGTCCAAAACATATCATGATTTTTGGATTCCAGGATTTAGTGCTAGCTGGTTATTTGGCCATGAATTTGATACTCTACCAAATGATCCATATCTCTTTGCAAAGAACGAAAGTGTGGATCTTTGGAAAACAATGTTAAACACAAAAAAAATAAAAGTTGGTATTCGTTGGAGTGGCAGCCCTCTTTTTGAACATCAGCAATTTCGTATTTTTCCCGCACAAAAATTAATTGATTTACACAAAGATTTTTCTCATATACAATTCTATAGTTTACAAAGAGATACAGATATAAAAGAATTGCCTGAAAAAATATCGGATCTTCAACATTTAATAATTTCTTGGGAAGATACAGCTGCATGTATTGCTAATCTTGATTTAGTTATTACTTCATGTACCAGTATTGCTCATCTTGCTTCAGCAATGGGTAAACCCACATGGGTGATTGTGCCAATATTACCATATCATGTTTGGGCATATGGAGGAGATCATAGTCCTTGGTATCAAAATACCACCAAAGTTTTTAGACAAACTAAATTTGGAGATTGGACAGAAACGTTTCAAAAGGTTTCAGATGAACTAAAAGAAATGTTTCCCAAAAAAATTAAAAAAGAAAAAGCTAAAAAAATAAGCGTATAAATAAACAACAAGTGTTAAATCTTGATTTTATAATTTTAAACTGAAAGGTAATCATGGAAAAAACCATACATTTTGTGGCAGGTCTCCCAAGATCAGGTTCCACTCTCATAACTAATATACTCAAACAAAATCCAAAAGTTCACGGAGAATCTGTAAGTTCTTTATCATCTATATTTGGTAGTATTAACGCTTCTTGGTCCAGTATGGAACAAAATCAAGAATATAATAATACAGATGCCAAAGCTGGAGTTTTAAAATCAGTATTACAAGGATATTATTCTCATATTGATAAACCTTTTATTGTCGATAAAGACCGTGGATGGATTCCATTACTACCACAAGTCGAAGCAATTTTGGATCGCAAAGTTAAAATTGTGGTTTGCGTTAGAAACCCAGCCGAAATTTTAACTTCTTTTGAAAAACTTAGAAAAGAAAATCCTTTATTTTTTACCAAAGCAGATTCTTCTTTAAGAGAAGGATCCAATATTGCTTCAAGAGCATACTTCTATGCTGGTCCCGAAGGTCCAATGGGTTTATCTCACAGAAATATTAAAGATGCAATTACGATGGGTTATTTGGATCGTTTTCTTTTTATTGATTACAATCGTTTTTGCAATAGTCCAAAAAGTCAAACTAAACGTATCTATGAATTTTTAGAATTACCAAAGTTCGAACATGATTTTGAAAAGATTGTTCAAACAGAAGTATACAATGATATGGCAGTTGGTTTACCTAATTTGCATAAAGTTAAACCATCACTGGATCGTACCACAGTTAATTGCGTTGAGTATCTTGGTCTTGATATTTACGAACAGTACAATCGTGAAATATTTTGGAATGCTTGGATTTAATAAAAGGATATATTATGACACCAGAAAATAAAAAATTAAACATGGGTTGTGGATTTAAAAAATTAAACGACCATTGGAATGTAGACACAGAAGCCAAATGTAATCCAGATGAAGTATTAGATTTTGAAACAACTCCTTGGCCATATGAAGATAACTTCTTTGAAAAAATTACGGCAGATAATGTTTTGGAACATTTGGGTCAAGACCCAAAAGTCTTTACTAATATTATTAAAGAAATGTACCGAGTAAGTGCGGATCAAGCAGAATGGTTTATTAATGTACCACATCATCGGTGTGATTTATTTTGGGACGATTACACTCATGTTAGGCCATTGACTGCCAAAACTTTTAAAATGTTTGACCAAAAAGTTAACTTTGAATCTATTGCTAAAAAATTAAGTGATAGCACATTTGGATTATACCATGACGTAGATTTGGAAGTTTATGATGTAACTTATAATATGGTTGGTTATTGGTTACAACAACAGCAAGATGGTATGTTGGCACCAAAACAAATGGATATTAATTTAAATACTATGGCGAATGTCTGTGAGAGTGTAAATATTTTTATTAGAGTACACAAACCAGGAAGATTTGCTGATTGGCACAAAAAGAATAATTGATATGTATATTTCAACAGTCGATATGGGTAGAGAAAGAACTCAAACCAATATTAAATTTTTATTTGAGAAGTATGGTGTACCAAATACAATGATAGAAATTGGTTGTTTTGAAGGAATAACCACATTTTGGGTTTCAGAGTTTGGTAAAATTCACAATGATAAATTTAAAATATATGCCATTGATCCTCACACCACATTAAATGATAATCATGCTTTTGATTTTAAAACAATTAAAAAAACATTTGAATATAATTTAAGTAAGTGTGTAGGCAATGTAACATACATTAACAAATACAGTTATGAGGCTTTAGTTGAGTTAATTCATCAAAAAGAAAAAGCTGAGTTTATTTTTGTTGATGGTGACCACACATCTGCTGCAGTGCTTGAAGATATGGTATTATCTTGGAGATTACTACCAGTAGGTGGAGTAATGTTATGTGATGATTCAATTGGTTGGAAACTTGTTGATGAACATGGTAGTGCTCCTGTACAACTCTCTCCAAGAATGGGTATTGAGATGTTTATACAATCACATTGGCATCAAATAGAATTGATACATTTACCAGATTCTTTTCAGACAGCATTTGTTAAATTGAAAGAATAGAATGATCTTTAATGTAGGTGATAAAGTTCATCGTAATGTACTGTTAAGTTGCGACCATGGTTTAATGATTGTCAATCGGTTCGATTGTAATGATAACCAAGTTGGTCATGGCCAATGGTTACTAGATCATGGAAATACCTCAACAATAGAAGCATTTAATTGTTATGAATCAATTAAAGAATTTTCTGAGCCTGTAGTATTTGATATTGGTGCCAATATAGGAACGTTTACTACTTGGATGTCCAGAGCTTTTCCTCAAGGAAAAATATATTCTTTTGAACCTCAAAGAGAAGTGTTTAAAATGTTATGTGGGAATGCCTCTATAAACAATCTATATAATGTATACCCATACAACATTGGATTAGGTAAAGAAAATACTAAGATTGAATTCGTAGAGCCTAATTACTTTAGAAAAAATGATTTTGGCACTTTTAGCTTAGTAGAAGATATTATTACTGAAAAAACAAACAATAAAGTCGTTGTTGACATACACACAATTGATTGGTTTTTAGAACACTATAATATACCTAAAGTACATTTATTAAAGATAGATGTGGAAGGTATGGATTTGGATGTTTTGGTTGGAGGTTCTAACACAATTAAAAAACACTTACCTATTATATTTGTGGAACATTGTGATAATAGAAAAACTATTATAGACGATATTAAACAATTTTTAAATCAGTATGAATATAATTACACAGTAGTTGGAAATAATTTATTATGCAAACCTCAATAAAGGAATACAAATGAAAAAGATTTTGATTATGGGATTACCAGGTTCCGGCAAAACATTTATGGCAGAAGCATTAAAGAAGTATTTGGAAACTCATGGAGAACGAGCTGACTATGGTGAAATGTTACCTATTACAGGATTCCAAGCTCAAGTAACTTGGTTTAATGCTGATGAGATTCGTAAGAAGTATAATGATTGGGACTTCTCGGATACCGGTCGTATTCGTCAGTCGTTAAGAATGGCACAGTTTGCATTTGAAGCTGGCGGTGATTATGTTATCTGTGATTTTGTTGCTCCATTAGTGGAAATGAGAAATAACTTTAAAGCAGACTGGACAATTTGGATGGATACAATTGAAAAGGGTCGTTTTGAAGATACCAATAAAGCATTTGTACCACCAGAAGTATATGACTTTCGTGTGACCGAACAGAATGCTGAAAAATGGGCTGAGTTTATTGGTAACCATATTATTGAGAATCGTAGGCGTCCTGTATTTGACTGGCAAAAAGAAACTGTACAGATGTTAGGCCGTTGGCAACCGTGGCATGAAGGCCATCGAGCATTGTTTGGCCGAGCCATTGCCAAAACTGGCCAAGTGGTTATTCAAATCCGTGACTGCCAAGGATGGCAAGGTTCTAATCCGTTTGCCATTGAACAAGTTAAATCTTATATTAAACGAGATTTGGATCCACTCTATCAAGGACAATATGAAATTCAAGTGGTGCCAAACATTGTGAATATTACTTATGGCCGGGACGTGGGTTATAAGATTGAACAAGAGTCTTTTGATAAATCTATTACTGATATTTCCGCAACCAAAATAAGAAAAAGTCTTGGAATAGAGTAATTGGTCAGAGGTATAAATACCTCTATAATAGGAGGGTAATATGCCAGCGGTAACTAGTAGACAAACACTCAAAGATTATTGCCTCAGACGATTAGGTTTTCCGGTTATTGAAATTAATATTGATGATGACCAGTTGGAAGATAGAATTGATGATGCCATTCAATATTGGCAAGACTACCATTTTGATGGTCTCCAAAAAATCTATTATATCCGAAGCATTACGGATACCGATGTCAATAATCAATATTTGGATTTAACCAATGTGTTGGATTCTGCCAATGTTCCTTTGGACATTGTTGGTGTTACTCGTATTTTCCCAGTCCAAGATTCACAGGCAACTATTAATATGTTTGACCTGCGGTATCAACTCCGTCTAAACGAACTCTACGACTTCACCTCCGCATCATACGTTAATTATACATTAACTCAGCAACACTTACGTTCATTAGAGTTAATGTTTAGTGGAGAAGTTCCTATTCGTTTCCAGCGGCATATGAAAAAACTTTATATTGATTGGGCATGGGGAGCATCCGAAGCACCTAGTGGTACAATTGTAGTTGCCGAATGTTATGCTTGTATCGATGCCACAGAATACAATCGAGTATGGAATGACCGTTGGATTAAAGAATATGCCACAGCATTAGTTAAACGAACATGGGGAAACAACCTCAAAAAGTTTTCTGGTTTACAATTACCAGGTGGTGTCACACTTAATGGTGATAAGATTTATGAAGAAGCAGTAGGTGAAATTGAGAAGCTGGAAACCGAAATGGAAAGAGAATATGGTGCACCATTAGAATGGTTCATGAACTAAAATGCCAACATCGGTTTATTTTAATAATTACAACTCTACTGCCGAACAAAGAGTAATAGAGGATCTAATTGTCGAATCCATGCAAATCATGGGTTTTGATGCTTTCTATTTACCTATAGAAAATCCTTCAGATAGAGATATATTGTATGGTGAAGATCCAGTTAAAAAATTCAAATCAGCTTTCCCATTAGAAATGTACCTTTCTGGTGATGTAATGGATTACCAAGGTCAACAAGAATTTTTCTCCAAGTTTGGCTTAGAAATTAAAAATGTGGTGACGGTATCTGTTTCTCGTAGGACATTTCAACAGCGAGTTCCACAAAATACATTCACACGACCAAGAGAAGGTGATTTGGTCTATGTACCATTTTTAAATGGTACTGGTGAGTTGTATGAAATAACATTTACTGAACAAGCAAAAGATTTTCATACATTAGGACGTAAACAACCATATTTTTATGAGTTGCGCCTTGAGAAATTCAAGTATGCTCAAGAAATTATTGACACTGGTGTTAACGATATTGATATGATTGTTAATGATTCTGGTTACATGATTAAATTGGTTACTGGCGCAAAAACTGGTAATGCAAATAATTATATAATAAACGAAACAGTATATCAAGCGGCCGATCAAACTGAAGCCAATGCCACTTCTGTGGCAATCGTACAAGCTTGGACACCATCAGCCAATTCTTTGATGATTAGTAATATTTCTGGTGAGTTTACAAATAATGTTGTAATTATTGGTGCATCAAGTAATGCACGTTACATATTAACTTCTTATGATTCACAACTAGATAATTCTTATAATGAAAGTTACGACAACAAGTATATTAATACTCAAGCAGACGCAATCATAGATTTCTCTGAGACCAATCCGTTTGGAGAAATTTAATGGCTAATACTTCATATCACCGAGTCATTCGAAAGATGGTTATTGGGTTTGGTAACCTATTCGATAATATCACTCTAGTTCGTTACAATCCAGATTTAACAGAAGCAGAACGTATGTTGGTACCTATTGTGTATGCAACAAAAGAATTATATGTAAAACGTTTAGAAGATGATCCAGATTTAAGTAAAAAAATTCAAATAGCATTACCAAGAATGTCATTTGAAATGGCAGGACTTTCTTATGATTCTTCTCGTAAACAAAATACTAACTTTAAACAATTTGCACAAACAACTGGTGGATTAATTTCACAATATAATCCAGTACCATACAATTTTGATTTTAATCTTTACATCTATGTACGAAATATAGAAGATGGTACACAAATTATTGAACACATTCTTCCATATTTTACACCAGATTATACAATTAAATTAAATTTAATTCCTGAAATGGGTATTGTTAAAGAAATACCTATTGTATTAAATAGCACATCACATGATATTGTTTATGAAGGCGATAAAGATTCCGAAACTCGTATGATTATTTGGACTTTAAGTTTTACTGTTAAAGGTTATGTGTTTGGTAAAACTACACAAACAGGTCAAATTAGAACTTCAATTACGAATATATTTAATGACATTACTTCTAGTGATGTTGTGCAATTTAATATGGCCAATACTGGTACAGGAACATATCAGACTGGTGAGATTGTGTATCAAGGATACTCAGCACAAGAATCTACGGCATCTGGTCGAGTTGTTTTGTGGACTAATAATGTGTTACATTTGACCAATATACAAGGTAACTTTGTATCTGATGCACGTATTATAGGCACACGAACAAATTCAAATTATCAGTTCACTTCTTACGTTGTACCAGCAGAAAAAATGGCCACAATTACAATTGTGCCTAATCCTACTACGGCAAATACTGCTAACGCCAACGTTGATTATACATATACCACCACAATAACAGAATTTCCTGATACACTATGAACAATTTTGAAAAAAACATGGAACAAATATTTGATGTAACACCAACAGTAAAAGAAGAAAAAGTTTCTTTACCTGTGGTGGCCGCCAAGTATAATGAGGCAGATATCAAACAAGATTTAAATGATGCTTACCAGCAATCAAAAGAAAATCTTCAAGGTATTATTGACCAAGGCAAAGACGCCATGGAAGAAATATTAAACATTGCCAAAGCTGGACAACACCCACGAGCATTTGAAGTGTACTCTGGTCTGTTAAAAAATATGACCGAAGCCAATGATAGATTATTAAAGATACAAAAAGAGATGCGTGAAATGGAAGGTATTAAAAAGGAAACTAATAATACCAATATTGATAAGGCTATTTTTGTTGGTTCAACTTCTGAACTCAGCAAACTATTGAAGAACAATGCCAGCAAAGACTAAAGAAAGTTACCGTGATAACCCCCTATTAAAAAGGGTTGGTGTACAAGTTAATTTTACCCAAGACCAAGTTGATGAATATATCAAGTGCTCTAGGGATCCTATTTATTTTGCCAAATACATTAAAATTATTACATTAGATGATGGTGTAACTGATTTTAAAATGTATGATTTCCAGCAGGACATGATACGAACTTTTCATAATAATCGTTTCACTATTATGAAATGTCCACGGCAGGTGGGTAAAACGACCACCACGGTGGCGTATCTTCTTTGGACAATACTCTTTCAAGACGCACAATCGATTGCTGTTCTGGCCAACCGTGGTGAAACTGCTCGTGGCATTCTTGGTAAATTACAGTTAGCATATGAAAATCTACCTATGTGGTTACAGCAAGGTGTGGTTGAATGGAACAAAGGTCGTGTAGAGCTAGAGAATGGTTCTGTAATCATTGCTTCATCTACATCATCTTCAGCCGCTCGTTCTGGTTCGTTTAACATTGTATTCTTAGATGAGTTTGCTTTCGTACCATCCAATATTGCCACAGAATTCTTTACCTCAGTTTATCCTGTTATTACTGCTGGTACAAAAACAAAGATTATTATTGTTTCTACACCTAACGGCATGAATCTGTTCTATAAGATATGGACA